CAACACCCAGCCTGCCGACGAGGTCGTTGAGACCAAGACGGTGGAAGCCGCGGCGACGGTCGCCGTGGAAGCCCCCAAGGTCGAGGCCACCGACGAGAGCGCGGCTCTCAAGGCTCAGATCGAATCCCTCAGCAAGAAAGTCGAGATCATGGAGAAGCTCAACGCGACCCGCGACGAGCGGCCCGCCGCTCCGGCGGTTCACGTCGCCCAGCCCACCTCGATCACGCCCGAAGTGATCGAAGCCTCCTTCGCGCTTCAGGGCGGCCTGCCCGGCGTGGAGAAGAAGTACGACGCCAAGGTGCTCGAGGCTGCCCACAAGGCCCGTCGTGAGCTGTCCCTCGGCGACGTGCTTGTGCAGGCTGCCGTAGCCAATGGCTACGACGGCACCCGCAAGATCACGTCGTCCTCGCTGCGTCCGATCCTGGCCGCCGCGTGGGCGACCCACTCGATCTCGGGCATCCTGAGCTCGACGGTCAACAAGTTCCTCCTCGCCGGTTTCGACTCGGTCGAGTCGGCCTGGCGGCAGATTTCGGCGGTTCGCAGCGTCAACGACTTCAAGACGCTGACGAGCTACCGGCTCAACGGCGGCTTCAAGTTCGAGAAGGTCGCCAACGGTGGCGAGCTCAAGAACGCTGCGGCTTCCGACGATCAGCGGACGATCTCGGCCGAGACCTACGGCATCATGACTTCGGTGACTCGCACCGATCTCATCAACGATGACCTGGGTGCTCTCACCGCGGTTCCGCAGCGGATCGGTCGTGGCGGCGCTCTGGCCCTCAACGATCAGTTCTGGAGCGTCTTCCAGGCTGACCACGGCAACTGGTACACCAGCGGTCGCGGCAACCTCGTCAGCGCGGCCGGTGCCCTGAGCATCACCAACCTGAAGAAGCTCGTCACGGCGTTCCGCAAGATGAAGGATCCCGACGGCAACCCCGTCGCCATCGATCCCCGCATCCTGCTCGTGCCGGCCGACCTGGAGCTCGACGCCGCCGAGATCATGGGCTCTGCCCTGATCCAGAGCGGTGCGACCACCGGGCAGCCGGATCGCAACGTCCTCGCCGGTCGTTATCAGGTGGTCGGCACGACCTACCTGAGCAGCGCCGACGACTACTACCTCATGGCATCGCCGGCCGACATGCCCGCGATGGAGGTGGCGTTCCTCAACGGCGTGCAGAGCCCGGTGGTGGAGACGGCGGAAGCCGACTTCAACACGCTCGGCGTGCAGATGCGTGGCTACTTCGACTTTGGCGTTGCCAAGGCCGAATACCTCGCCGGCGTCAAGGGCGACAAGGCGTGATCTTGACCCGGTGGGCTGGTGATCGTGCCAGCCCACCGGGGCTTTCTTTCAACCCAATTCCTTCAATCTGACGAGGTGTTTCGATGGCTTCTTACGTTCAGGACGGTGACCTCCTCGACCACACCCCGGCCTCGGCCGTGGCCGCTGGCGACGTGGTCGTGATCGGCTCGCTCGTGGGCGTTGCCCCGCGTGCGATCGCTGCTGGCGCGCTCGGCGCTCTGGCTGTCGAAGGCGTGTTCGAGATGCCGTGTGCTTCGGGTGCCACCGGTGCCCAGGGCTCGGCGATCAACTGGTACGCGACCTCGGGCGTGGCTCATGCCTCGACGGGCGTCGCCGCTGGCAAGCTCGCCAAGGCGCGGCTCGCCGGTGACACCAGCGTCCACGTTCTGATCAACCGGTAGTTCAGTCCACACCGCAACCCCCCGCTGGTGCGCTCACCCTTCGGCGCGCCGCGGGGGCGTTGCGGATGTGCAGGAGGGTTGCCGTGAATATGCTCGCGAGCGGTGCGTCGTGGTTGGCCGGCCAGCTGAAAACTGCCGCTGGTTCGACCGTGGTCTACGTCCGCGGCAACCATGCCGTCGAAGTGACCGCGACAATCGGCTCGTCGGCGTTTGAGGCGGCCAACCAGTCTGGTGTTGTGGAGCGGTGGGAGTCGCGTGATTTTCTGATTGCGACGAGCGACCTGCCGTTTGGCGATCCCGTGCAAGGCGACAAGATCGTCGAGCAGATCAACGGCGTTTCGGTGACGTATGCCGTGAGCACGCCTCGAGGTGTTCCGCCGTGGCACTACGCCGACGGGTTTCGGCTGATTGTTAGAGTTCACACGACGCAGTCCGACAGTGGCGTGACGTACATCGCCACCGAGGGCGGCGACCTGCTGATCGCGTAAGAGGAAGCCATGCCGTTCTTTTCGCTGCCGTCCGGTGCGTCACCCGTGCTCGCGGGCAACGGTGCGCCCACTGGCGGCGTCGGCAATGCCGGCGACCTCTTCATCGATCGCGCCAACAAACTGCTCTACGGGCCGAAGGATGCCGTCAGCGGATGGCCGACGGGCATCGATTTGAGCAACGGACCGACGGGGCCGGCATCAACCGTGCCAGGACCGACAGGGCCAGCATCGAACGTGACCGGCCCGACGGGGCTTGGCATGACTGGCCCAACCGGCGCGGCGTCTACGGTCACGGGGCCGACCGGCGCAAGCGTCACTGGCCCTACGGGCGCACTCACGAGCGTTGTTGTTGGCACGGTGACGACCGGCGTGGCAGCGGTGACGGTCACGGGCACTGGTGCGAGCCGCACGCTGAATTTTGTGCTGCCGTTTGTGACGGGACCGACGGGCGCGGCGTCGACTGTGACTGGCCCAACCGGCGCGGTCGGTGCTACCGGGCCGGCCCCTGCCGTCACAAGCGGACCAACGTCAGACACAGTCTTCATTGGCGGCGTGCTTGTTCAGGCGGCGCGAGGCCCGACGGGGGCGGTTGGCAGCACTGGCCCGGCGTCTACGGTCACCGGCCCGACGGGGCCATCTGGCGGCCCTACGGGGCCTACAGGCGCAGTTGGCCCTGGCGTGAGCCTCGGCCTCGTTCTCGCTCTCTCTTAGGTGAATCATGGCAAACCCAAATATCGCGTCTGCGACCAGCGTGCTCGCGAAGAACAACCAGATTTCGCTCACGGCCACGACTGCAACGCAGTTGGTGAGCAACGCCGCTTCGAGCGGCAAGGTGTTTCTGATCGACTCGATCATCGTGTCGAACGTGGATGGAACAAGCGCCTGCGACGTGACCGTGACGCGGTTTCAGAGCGCGACGAACACGGGCACGGCGTTTCCAATCGCCTCGACGATCGCCGTTCCGGCGGATGCGTCGCTCATCGTGGTTGGCAAAGACAATCAGATCAACCTGACCGAAAACCAGTCGATCTACGTTACGGCTGGCACGGCGAATGACCTCGTGGTCGATGTCAACTGGAAGGAGCTCTCGTGAGCAGGGCTCTTGGCGGATATGTCGGCCATATTCCCTCGCCGAGCACTTCGGCGGCTCCAGGCGTGTGGACGCTGCGCGAGGCGTCGCGATACCGGCGTGCAGGAACGTGGCCTATCGGAGTTGAACCCGACCCCAACTTTGCCAATGTCTCGCTGCTGCTCCACATGGACGGCAGCAACGGGTCAACGAACTTTGTGGATTCAAGCGGCACGCCGAAGACTGTGACCCCATCCGGCAACGCCCAGATCAGCACGGCGCAAAGCAAGTTCGGCGGTGCTAGCGGATACTTTGATGGCAGTGGGGACTACATCACTGTCCCGGCCAGCGATGGGCTGGAGCTTGGCAGCGGCGACTTCACCATTGAGTTGTGGCTATACAGCCTTGGTGGGCAGGCTCAGTACGCAGGTGTTATTTCCAAAGGCCAAGAAGGCAGCACCAGCGCAGACGTTTGGAACCTGGAATTCGCCGGCGACTCTGAAATTGGTTTTTATGCTTGGTCCGTTGGCGGCCTAGGCGTTATTACTGGCATCTCCACGAACACATGGCATCACGTTGCTATCTCGCGCAACGGAAGCACAACACGATTTTTCTTGGATGGTGTTCTAGCAAGCTTCGCATCAGGCAGTTACACCATTTCTAGCAATGCGAACGGCCCGCTTCGCATTGGCTCCGGGTGGTACGACCTTGCTGGCAGGCCGTTCAAGGGCTACATCGAAGAGCTCCGCATCACGAAGGGCGTCGCCCGCTACACGGCCAACTTCACGCCGCCAACGGCACCGTTCCCGGACGCATAACCATGCCAATCCGCCGCATCACTCAACTGCCGCTCGACACGTCGGTCACTGGGCCGGACGTGGTTCCGATCGTCTCGGACGGCGCGACGAAGCGCGTGACGCTCGCGACGCTGAGAGACTTCTTTGCGGTGGCTGGGCCAACGGGCGCGACGGGATCCGCTGGCGTGGCCGGCGAGCCAGGTGCCACGGGTCCAGCTGGCGCGAGCATCACCGGACCTGCCGGGCCTCAAGGCAACTCAATCACCGGGCCAACGGGCGCTGCCTCGAGCGTGGCTGGCCCGACGGGGGCCACGGGCGCGACCGGGGCAGCTGGCACGACGACCTGGGCTGGGATCACCGACCGCCCCTCGACGTTCCCACCAGCCAGCCACCAGCACGTCGCCGCCGACATCACCGACTTCACGAGCGCGGTGATCGCCGCCGCCCCGCCCACGACGAACGCGAGCCTGTTGACGAGCGGCACGCTGGACTTCGCCCGCCTGCCTTTTACCGTGAGCTACCCGGTGCGGGCAGTCCACGTTGGCGGCATCATCGTCTTAAAAAACTCGTCTAACAGCCTGCTGAATCTTCCGCCGACTTTCTCCACTGGCGGCACCTATGGCGACCTCGCCGTTTTGGCGACAATGACCTATCCGGCGACATCGGTGGCAGTGTCGGTGCAGGCGTCAGCCAACGCAGCAGTGGCGGCCAACCCTGGCTTCTCGCTTGAGCGGTCATCCTTGGAGGTATGTCTGGTTGATGCCGCAAACCGGATCGTCGGATGGGCGACGACTGCGAGCGACTGGGCTGGAGCCCCGACTGCTGGCAACGGTGGCACTACGCTGACAGTGAACCTATTCGATTTCCCGTCGTTTTCTCAGCCGGGCAGTTGGGTGATTTCCGGGTCTGCCCAAAACTTCGGAAACCTGCCTTCGTTTGTCCTCAACAGCCCAACGCCATACAAGAAGGTGACATCTCGGTTTCTTGACATCGAAGAACGCGACTGGGGCAAGATCACCAACAAGCCGACGTTTGCCGCCATCTCCACCAGCGGATCGGCCAGCGATTTAGGGGCTGGCACCGTGCCGTTTGCCCGCCTGCCGGTCGGAACCAGTTCCACCACCGTCGCGGCTGGGAACGACGCCCGATTCACAGACGCGAGGACGCCGACCGATGGCAGCGTGACCGACGCCAAGATCACCAGCGGCGGCCTGTCCACCTCATCGCTCAACTGGGCCGCTATCCAACCTTGGGCCGCCAATACAGCCTACGCGAAGGGCGACCTCGTTTCCTTTCAGGGCATCGCCTACAGACGCAGCGCAGCCGGGACGAGCGGGGCCACGTTCAACACCACCAACTGGCAGCAGATCACGCCGAGCGAGTTCTTCGGGTCGCAGATCACCAGCGGCACGGTCGCCGTCGCCCGCCTGCCGACCGTCCTTGAGCAGACCGTCACGGTTGGCAACAGCGGCACCTCCACGACGTTGAGCCTCGCCAACGGCTCCGTTCAGACGGTCACGCTCAACGGCAACTGCACGTTCACCATGCCGACCGCCTCCGCAGGGGCGAGCCTCACGCTGATCCTGACGCAGAGCGGCACGTTCACGGCCACGTTTACGGGCGTTTTGTGGGCGGGCGGCACGGCCCCGACGATCACGGCGACGGCGAACAAGGTCGATGTGCTGGTGTTCGTCAGCAACGGCACGTCTTGGTTTGGCACTGCGGCGCAGAACTTCTGATGCTCTCCGC